CGCCCCACCCGGCGGCGCAGACCCCCGCCCCCCCCCGCCCCGCCGGCCGATGATCCGTGGGGCGCGCCGGCGGCCGACCAATCGTCATTTGGGGACTTCGGCAAACCGGATCCGGATCCGGAATTCTAAAGGAGGAAGCAATGAAAGCCAGCAAACAGCAGGTGCTCATCCCGCAGGAAGCGACACCGGACACGCTCATCGACCTCATCGGCAAGACGCAGCAGGTCACCAAGGCCGCGGCCGTCGTGCTCAAGGCATGCCGCACCGTCATGGACACCAAAAACAAGCAGGAGCACATCGACAAGTGGGGCGGCATCCACGCCATCACCGAAGCCGTGTACGACTGCGCAGACCTCGCTCAGCGCATCCTCGACGCCGGCCTGGCCATGGAGAACATGTGCGCCAAGCCCGCCACGTCACGGCAGATGATCCTCATCGGCGACCTGCGCCGCAGCCTCGACATGGAGGATGGCGACGTGGAGGCGTCCATCGACCCGGACACCGGCGAGATCGGCTAAGCCTCCAAGGAACCCGAACCACGGAAGGAGAAGAAGAATGTGGTTCATCATCGACGACCAGATGGCCGACGACAGGCGCATCCGACGCCTACCGCTCGCCACCGTGGGCCTGTGGGTCAAACTCTGCGTCATCCACTCCAAAGGCGTCTCGATGCAATCGAAGGACCCGTCGGCGTATCCCGGCCACTTCGACCAGCTCGACCTCAAGGACGCCGGAGGCACCATGCGCCAGCTCCAGCAGCTCATCGATGCGGGACTCATGGAGGAGCACGACGGCGGATGGCGTCCCGTCTACGCCGAAGGCATCTGCAGGGAGCCACGAGTGCTGACCGAAGAGCAACGCGAGGCGCGCCGAAAAGCCGGAAGCAAGGGAGGCCGCCGTAAGGCCGCCAACCAAAAGGCCAAGCAAACGTCGGGCGACTTGCCGGAAAACAGCCAAGCAAACGGAGAGCAAAACGGTAGCAAACCTTCTAGCAAGTTGCTAGGGGACAGCCAAGCAAAAACATGGCATAAAACCGATACCTATACCGATATACCCTCTCCGACCCCTCCCGCCAGCACCTCGAAGCAAACCGATACGCCGGACGCCGGCTTCGACCATTTCGCCGAAACCTATCCCGGATCCGTCGGCGCGAAAGGCCGCAAGACCGAAGCCGAAGCCAGAGCCCTGTACGCGGCCATCGCCGGAAACCCCGTCGAACTGACCCGCCTACAGACCGCGCTCCGCCGCTACAAGCACGCCGTCAACGACGGCCAAATCCGCAGCGGCCACATCCCACGACTCAACACATGGCTCCGCGACCAATGGGAGACATGGGCGCCGGAACCCATCACACCCGCACGCCAGCACAAGCACACCTGGAACTGCGAACACGTCCACCAGCTCATGGATCCACACGAGGACGCATACGACCACACCGGAAGTCTCCGCAACGGCAACCCAAGCGAATGGTGGCAGGCATGCCAGGCATGCGCCGACGAACTCAACAACCAAGAAACCAGCAAGGAGAAGCAATGAGCAACTACCAAAGCAACGAAATCAAGCTCATCAACACGAGCCTGATTGACCCCCACCCCGACAATCCACGCAAAAACATCGGCGACGTGACCGACCTCGCCGCCAGCATCAAAACCAACGGCCTCCTCACACCCCTCAGCGTCGTACCCAACGGCGAGCGCTACAGGGTCATCGCCGGCCACCGCAGGCTCGCCGCATGCAAATATGCCGGAATCGTAGCTGTCCCATGCTTCGTGCTTGACCTCGACCCATTGCAGCAGTTGGAGGCCATGGTCACCGAGAACTGCCAGCGCGAACAGCTCACCGTGTTGGAGGAGGCTGACGCCATCCAGGGCATGCTCGACCTCGGAGCCACTACCGCCGGCGTCGCGCACAGGCTCGGCCGAAGCGGCGACTATGTGCGTGACCGCGCCAAGGTCGCCGGGATCAAGACCGAGGTCAGGCGGACACGCGACGATTTCGGCCAGATCTCCATCGGTCAGCTCGTGGCCATCGCGCGATATGACGGCCAGCCGGACAGGCAGAAGGAGCTCGCGCAGGCGGCGGGCACCTCGAACTTCGACTACACCCTCAGCCGTATCGAACGCGATGAGAACGACCGGCAATGGGTCGAATCAGTCGCCGCGCTCCTCGGGGAGCCCGACAGCGGCATCAACCTCATCCCCGACCCCGAGAAGCCCTACGGCGACCCGGAATGGCGCTACATCGGCTGCATGTTCCCATCCACCGGCACCCCCGAAGAAGCCATCGAAAGGATCCGAGAACAGAACCCGGCCGCCGTGTCCATCCACGAAACGTCGCAGCAGGTCTACCTCTGGACCCGCCGCGACAAGACCGCCATCGCCGAAAAGGAAGCCCGACGGGCCGCCGAACAGGCCGAACGCGACGCCCGCAGGCACGCGCTCGAGGAATACGCCGCCGCATCAGCAGACAAGCGCATGACATGGCTCCACGGCCATCTCCACGGCATCAAACGCGACAAGCTCGTCGAAACCACGGCCCGGCTCGGACTCCTGCAGATCATCGACCCGAACCCGCAGGGCTACACGCAGGCGCTGAGCACATGGAACGACAAATGCGGCGTCGAACAATTCACCACCATCAGCGGCATCGAACCGGAACGGGCGCTCGCCGAACTCCGCTACCACCTCGACGAACCCGACTGGGCGGTCTGGGCGGTGCAAATCCTCGCCGCACGCATCGAATGGTTCATCGACCCGACCGACTGGACCACCGTCAACGACACCAGCAGACGCATCCCCGGCTACTACCAGATCCTCCAAGACCTCGGCTACACGCCCGCCGACGACGAAACCAGCCACCTCGACCAGCTCATCGCCGCCATCACCGAAGCCGACTCCGACGAAAACGAAGAAGACGAGGAGAACAACCAATGACCAGGGAACAACTCGACAAACTCAGCCGCCTCCTCACCGACACCGCCCAGACCGCCAGCACAATCGAACTGCGAGCGCTCGCCGGTGGCAGGGCGGATGACGGCATCGTGGCGTTGGCGGCCGGGTTGAGGGCCAATTGCACTTCGTGTTTGGTGCTGGTTGACGGTCTGATGCAGGAGGGGGTGCGTTGTGAGTGAGTTTGCTGATTCGAAGCGTGCCGCTTTGGAGCGTCAGGGTTGGCATTGCCTGCGTTGCGGGACGAACATCCATGATCCGTCATGCTGGCCTGGACGCTCCGGCCATCACCGTCAACTGCGGCGGGCGGCGGATCCGGATGTGCGGCACAGTCCGGCCAACATCGTCGAGCTGTGCGGTTCGGGCACGACCGGCTGCCATGGGTGGGTCCACCAGCATGTGAAGGAGGCCGAACGCCTCGGGCTGATAGTCCCGCTCGGCATAGATCCTCTCTCCACCCCAGTGCGCGACTGGCAGGGGAGATGGCTCTGGCTCAACCAGGACGGCACGGCCACGCCATTGACCATGCGCGAAACATTGACAATTCAAACGGAAGGAATGACAAATGCACGAGAATAACGGCAAACCGGAGGCGCTGCTGTGGATCGACTTTGAGACCACAGGCGTGGACAGGCGCAAAAGCCTGCCATTGGAGATCGGTATGGAATGTACCGACATGCTGGGCGAACAAAAGTTCGGATCATTGTCCCGCATCATCCGCCCGGACAGACTCGACCTCCTGTCCATGAGCCCCGTCGCCTTCTCCATACACACCGACAACGGCCTGCTGTTCGAACTCATGGGAGGCTCCGTGCGCAATGACAGCATGGTCGTCGTGGCCAACGCCGTGGAGGAATTCCTTGACTCGCTCTCCCAGCGCTTCTCCCTCGTCCCCGCGGGGACCAACGTGGACTTCGACCTTGACTTCCTCCGCCGACTCAACCTCAACCCTGACGCGTGGCTCACCTACCGCAAATACGACATGGCCACCATCCGCCGACTCGTCACCGTGCTCGGCGCCCCGGATCCATACCAGGGCGACAGCGGCCCGCACCGGGTGAAATCCTGCATCGCACGCGACATCAAAGACTACAAGGCCATGCTCGAGACACTCGCCGTCAAGACGGGAGACCACAAGTGAGAAAGACCATCAGCCACCTCGCCGACCGGCTCGGAGACGCCATGGCCACGCTGTTCGCCCTCCTCGCGCTGCTGCTCATCCCGCACGCCGTCATCAGGGCGATCATCGGACAGGCGCTCCACCAGTGGACACCAATCACGTGGCTCGCCATCCACACCGCACTGACCATCGCGGCGCTCGCCACCAGCCTCGCCAGCTATGCGATCGCCGCACTGCTCGCACCGCCAAGACCGGAGACCTACCAATGACCGAAGACCAGCAAGACCAGCTCGTCATCAGCCTCGACACGCAATACGCCGTCGCGCACGCCATCTACAACCGATTCCACGCCAACGGCCACCGCAAACACCTCACGTGGGAAAACCTCGACGACGACGGCCGCGAACCATGGCGCCTGATAGCCAAGGACGCGATCACCGAGATGCTGGCCAGCCCGGAGATCGGAGGAACGGCATGAGCCACACCGCGATAATCCTCCTGGCGCTCGCCTTCCTGATCGGCTGGATGGGTGGCCGGGAATGAGCATCATCGTCCCATTGCACAAGTGGCGGTCGGCCGACCCGGCCATCCTGATCGGCCGCCGCTGCATCGCCCAAACCGACCAGGACGTCATCATCGACGGACGGCTCGAACTCATCCGACATCCGGACGGCATCGCCAGCCTCCGCTTCCAGGGCATCGGAAACGACATCATCGCCCACGATCCGAACACATGTTCCAACAGCATGAGCGACGGCATACGAAGCCTCGCCATCTACGGAAAGGAATGAAATGCACACCGTCAGAATCGCCACCAACCCACGCAAATGGCGCAGACCTGCGCCCTGCCCGGCATGCCGCAAGTCCCGGCCGCTCATCCTGACCCTCGGCGCCATCTACAAACTCCGCACACGCAAACCGGTCAACACTATCTACGGCTGCATCTGCCTCAACTGTCGGCACAAATGCATCCTCCACGTCGACGGCAGAAGCCTCAAAAAAGCCATCCGCCTCTGGAACCACCACGCCAGCCATCAAAGGAACGAACAATGAGAAACACCATCTGCGCCACACTTACCGCCATCACCCTCACCCTCTGCACCGCGCTCGCAGGATGCGGAAGCGCGTCGGAGCCTTCCACGCCAGCGCATGCGGTCAGGTCCGTCGACTCGCAGTGCTCCGCCGGGGCCGACGTATTCACGGAATGCGTCATCACCCTGACCGACACGAGGCAAGTGGACTGCGTCGTCTACTCGACGAACGGCAAGCAGGCCGGCCTGTCCTGCGACTGGAGCCATGTGAGCGTAGTGGGCAAGGAGCCGGCAAGATGAGCTACAACGTCGTCACCCAGGAAGGCGTCAGAACGTTCGAGAACATCGACGATGCCGGCGACTACGCGCAGGCCATGTCCTTGAGGACTGGCGAGCCGGCCAAGGTGTTCCATGCCGAGACCGGACTCGTCGCATTCACCGTCCGCCCAACCACGAAGGACACGAAATGAGAATCAATTTCAACAGCAAGGATGGCGTTTTCGCCATCAAAGCCGAAAACGAAGAGGAAAAAACCCAGCTCAAAACGTCGGCGGTCGCCATCTGCAATCTCATCATCGATTTTTTCGACGGTGAAATCCAAGAAATGAAGGCGGCGAAGGAATGAAACGCATCACACTCAAGGACACAAAATGAGCAATCGAAGTTATTTGGTGCCAAGGCCGCCAGCGTTCGACCATGAGCATCCCAGACCGAAGGAGGAAGGCGAGGTGCTGTACTGCGGAAATTGCCAAAAATGGTACGTATCATGGTTTCCCCTCACCGAAGTCAAAACCATATGGGGCCGCCGCCCCGAATGGTGGATACGCATCTTCCACCGCAAACCATACGAGACGATCATCCAGCAAATACGAAGGGAAACGAAATGAAAATGAAGAAAACCCTCATGGACATGATCATCAAATGGCATCAGGCCGGATACAGCCTCGACGAAATCACGCCACTGGTTCCACAAGTACCCAAAGAGGAAATCAAAGCAATCATCCAACAACACCACGAATAACAAAAACCCGACCTTCCGGCCGGGCTCCTGACACCACCAGAAGACTACCACGCCGGAGGGAATCGAACAAATGAACGAACAAAACAACGAATCCCAACCAACACCAAACCAGACACAACCAGCACAAACCAAACAAAACAAGCCAGCGCTCGCCGGCATGTGCCGAGTGTGCGGCGGGGAGTGCCGTATCCAGGCCACGATGTGCGACAAGTGCGAGACCGCTTTGAGGGGATGGATCCACGACTATCCGTCATGGATCCAAGCCCTGCGCGAGTTCCTGGATTCGACGGCGCATTACGGAGGCCACCAGCCTGGACGTGTCAACCTGCAGTCCGCGCCCACGCCGATCAGACTCTCGGTCGTTGACCATCTGCAGGAGATCGAGGATGCGGTGACGGCGTTGTGGTGTCGATTGTATGCGCCGCCGGCCATGCCATGGGCCACAAGCATCGCGGTCCCGTCCATCGTCGACATGCTCAAGGCATGCTGGTCATGCCAGCGGTTGAACCGACTGCCGGACATCGGTTTGATCTGGCATGACTGGGAGCGGTTGGTGCGCAAGACGCTGGCCATCATCGACGTGCCACCATCCAGGCACGGCATCGGCAGGTGCCTGAATCCTCTGTGTGGAGTGGAGCTGAGTGCGGAGGTCGGCGCGGTGAGCGTTGATTGTCCGGTGTGCGGCAACGCTTATCGCGTGGTCGATGTGCGATTGGGTTTCCTGCGGGAGTGCATCGAATCGGGCAGGGCGTTCACGGCGGGGGAGTGTGCGGAACTGCTGCGCGAATGCGGATTCCAGTGCAACGCGAACACGATTCGCTCATGGCGCAAGCGCGGCAGGCTCCAACCGGTTGGTGAAAACGTGAAGGGGCAGCCGTTGTACAGGCTTTCCGACGTGCATGGACAGGTCATGCGACGCGACTCGATTTGACAAAATCGAAAGTGCAACGCAAAATTGTCAGTGGATTAGAGGGTCCAAACCGATACACACGGTTTGGACCCTCACTTATATTCTCCAATGGATTTTCCTGATTCTCTTGGGGTGCAGTCCCGTCCTCTCCGCCCGGCGTATCG